ACCTTATAAAGAGAAGTGGGAATCAATGGATTTAAAACTTCGGAAAGATGCTTTAGCTAAACTTCCTGAATCTAAACGAGAAAAATTTTCCAATGTGGATACGGAAACGCTACTTAATATCGTAAGTGAATTTGGCGAGTCAAAGGAAAATCCTCCTGATAGAAAGGGAACTGTTCCTACACAAAGACTTGGCAAAATAACCGATATGAGTCCTGAAGAACGTAAACGTAATTGGAGTAAAATATTAGAATCTTATAGGAGATAATAATGAGTTATGATTCATTAGGAGCTGGTAACACAGGTCTAGCAGAAGTCAATGTATTTATTCCAGAACTATGGAGTGAATATGTATATGATTATCTACAAAGAAAGTTGGTTTTTAGACCACTTGTAGATGATTATAGTGATATGGTTCAAGGTAAAGGAGATGTTATTCATGTACCTTTAATTTCAGAACTAACAGTAGAAACAAAAGCACAAAATACAGCAATTCAGTATGATATAGATGCTGGTGCTACTTCTGATATTACAATTAATCAACATAAATATGCTTCAAAGTTATTTGAAGATATAGCAGTTATTCAAGCTAATCCAGGTATGGTTGAGAAATATTCTCAAGCTTTTGGATATTCTTTGGCTAAAGAAATAGATGGTCATATAGCTAGTAAGTTAATTACTGTATCATCAGGAGCTACTTTAGCAACTGACGATATTATCACACAAGCAGAATTTCAAGCAGCACTTGCTTCATTAGGTGAAGCTGACCTTGATTATCGTGATGGTGAGCTTATGATGGCTGTCAATCCAACAGTTTATGCAGATTTACTGCAAGAAGATCGTCTAGTAAGGTATGATTCAACTGGTAATGCTAATGGTGGTCTTATTACTGGAATGGTAGACAGTATGTATGGTATGCCAGTAATGATGACTAATGCTTTATTAACAGGCGGTACTAATGTTAGTGGAGTTATTTTTCACAAAACAACAGTTGGATTTGCAATGCAACAAGAAGTCAGAATGCAATCAGACTACTCGATTGATCACTTAGGTACTAAAGTGGTTGCTGATGCTCTTTATGGATGTGCATTAATACATGCAACTCGTGGATATAAATTCACAAACGCTTCTTAATAGAAGTTAATTACTTAATGGGGGTGGTTTACTCTGCCCCCATTTAACCAAGATACCCATGAGAGTTTGTCAAGCTCGGTAAGGTATCGTATCACAGGAGAAAGAAGATGGCAAGTTCAAGAAAATACTCTGTAGTAGAATCTCTAAATCAAATGGTTTATGAGAATGCTGTAGCAGTATCTCCAAACGATAGTGCAGATGTAACAGGATCTCCATATTCAGCTTTATATGTTGGTGTAGGTGGAGATGTTGCATTAGATGCTCATGGATCAGGAGAAGCTATCGTATTTAAAAATTTAGCTTCAGGGCAATTACTTCCAGTAAAATTTGATAGGGTGGATGCCACCAATACAACTGCAACAAATTTAGTTGCCTTAAAATAATGCTTACTGCATTAAGAATAGTAGCGACCACATTCATGCAAGCAATCTATGACATAGGTTGGAGTGGGTCTGAGGGTTCGCTTTTAAAATGGGAAGAACAAACACAACAATGGGATGACCCAGAACCAAGTTAAAGGGAAAAATTATGGCAACATTAACCAATAAAACAATTGCAAGTTCATATCCTCAACTTTTATCACTACCTGATGGTGGTGGAAATGGAACAACTTTAGTAGCCATCACAGATGGAGATGCTGAAAATACATTTGCATTAAAACTAGCAACAGATAAAGCAGAGATAGATGGTAAATTAACAATAGACCAAGATAGTGATGTAACAGCATTAGATATAGATACTGAAGCAACAAGTGCGGCTGGTATCAATATAACAAACCCAACTCAAACAACTGGAAATGTTATAATACTTGATAGTGCGAATAATTTAACAACTGGAAGGTTAGCATTTTTAGGTTCTAATAGTGCAGATACATCTACAAGAAATTTAGTTGAAATCGTAAATGAACACGCTTCTGCAACTGGTGCAACTGCTTTAAAAATTAGACAAGATTCTACTGCACTTGCATTAGTTGCTTTAGGAGATGTATCTATTGGAGATAGTACATTACCTAGATTATCTGCTGTAAGTGGTGTTGATAATGGATTAAGAATAGCACACGCAAGCTCTGATGGAGATGTTGCATATTTTGAGATGGAAGGTAAAAAGTCTGGTGCAGATGCAGATGTCTGTATTATGTCATTTAATAATGCAGATTCAGATGACACTTACAAAAGATTAGGAGAAATAAGAGTTTCAAGGGTTGGAGCAGATAACAGTGGTCAGTTTAGCTTTAGAACAGATAACGCTGGTTCATTTGATACAAGAATGACTATAACCTCAGCTGGAAATGTAGGAATTGGAACTGAGTCTCCATTACAATCTATTGATGCTGTAGGTAAGGTTATTATAGCTGATAATAAA